ATCATATTGCAATTTTGCAGAAAATTGATCTTTTAATTTGTTTTGATCATCATAAACAAAAAAGTTTGCAGAAGGACTACCAAGACCAAATTTAACAAGAATCGAATTGACCTTTTCATAATCTTCAAAAGGAGGATTTACCCGTACATTTTTTAATTGTACAAATGATTCGCCTCCTGATTGTTTATCACCCAGTACAGATCCTGTTATAACATGTTTTGCACCTTTCTTATCATATTCAATGCTGAATTGTTGACCAGTACGAGGACGATCTTTATGAAACATGCTGCTTCTTTGTTTGAAATCAAAATCACCTATGTTTGTTTTTTGAAGTGTTTTTCCAATTCGACCCATGATATTATATGCACCAGCAACTTTTTGACCAAGTGTTTTAGCATCTTTACCAAATGCCACATCCTTTCCTATGTCTGCTGCTTTGCCAAGAGTTCTGCGAACAAGTCCTCCGCTTTTTGCTCCAGGAATTTTACTTGCAACAGAAGCAAGAGTATCTGTTGCTTTTTGCGCAGCTTTTCCTAAAGGTCCTTGTTCATTCAATGCGGACTCTGTATTAAAAGAACGATATGCATTTTTAATATCATCATCCGTTCCTCCATTTTGTTTGGCCAACAATTCAACTTCATCAAATGTGGAAGAATTTTGTATCTGTTGCAAAACTTGTTCAGGTACTTTATTAAGAATCAAACGAATAAGATTCCGTTTAAATTCATTAAGATTATTTGAAAGAACATTTAACCCTTTTGCAAAAACAGCAGTTTGACGAACCTGATTGTTAGGATCCACAACAAGAATATTCAATACACCTTCGTTCTCATTCAAAACGTAACCTTCATAACTGGTGTTTCCGTCGAAATCTTCAAGATTACTAATGGCTGGATCAACTTTAAAACGCATGCGGCGAAGCTTTAGCTTTTCTGTAATTGTTTGCAAAATGCTATCTTCAAATTTCACAATATTATTTAGTAAATATTTATGTGCATATCATTATAAATGCACAGTTGGTTAATCCACCTTCCAGTGTTAGTTGTTTCAGAACATTAACAATGGTTGCAAGTGTATTTTGTAAACATACGGTTTTACTTGAGACAGATTATGAAAAAGACCCGTATTACAGATTTTTAAAAAAATTCGGAGCTATGGACTTTGTTGATGATATTCTGAATACAGGAGAGGAAACAGGATTAAGATTTGATATTGAACTCAGATTTGCACCTAGCCACATTTTGGATCGCATAGACCATTACAATTTGGATCAATGCTTGGAACTGATGGGCTATAAAATTTAAGCAATGTCCCGACCAACAGTATTTCCACCACCAACATTAGCCGGAGGTGTAGCAACATAATTCAAACTAGGCTTTTCGCTAAATTGACCTTTCTTTTCATTATAAGCAGGCAATACATATTCTTTGTTCACATCAATAACAATACCTAATTGTGAAATAAATTTTTTACCAATAAGAACAGGTTGATCGTTTTGTGTCCTGTCTCCTATGCTGAAAGGAACCATCTTGTATAAGACACCCCCAAAAACGATGTCTAATGCCACTAGGGGACGTTTTTCCTGCTCACCTGCCCCGATATGTATGCTGACCATGTCCAGAAGAGGTCTGGTCAGTTCTACATCATTTACACTTGTGAATTTTGCATACTTATAGCCATTCTTTTCAATGATCTCGGCATTTACACCGCAAAGCACATTGTTGCTGTCGTTTCCGCTATCGATTTTGGCATCTACGTTTCCCAGACCATCAATATAAACCTTTTCAACTAAACCTATGGTTTGATATTGAAATTTTTCAAAAAAGAAACGAAAAGGTTTGAAGCTTTCCTTATTCAATTGAATTTCTGTTTTTTCCAGCTTGTCACCTTTGTTCCAATTTTTACCATTATTGGTGGCTTTATATTCAACTTTATTGCCAACAATGTTTCCTTTTTTACCTTTTATTTTGGTAACTTTGGTGACCTTTCCTTTGCTCTTGTAATGCTTGCAGCTTGGATTGGTATTTTTAATAGTATCACCCTTATGCAGTTCATTTGGAGCCAGCTTGCAAATACCTTTCTTCATAAAGATATTTAATTATTTGGCGGGTGCGCCTTTTTTCCAGCTGATGCGCTTGCCACTCTTTTTAAGACGCTTACGGCTGCTGCACATGCTTTTGGTGGGACGACAAGCAGGATATCCTTTACGTTTTTCTCCTTTTTGACGACCACAAGGCTTTCCAGTTTTACAATCTATCCATCCTTTGCCTTTGTTGTGACCAAACCAGTCTCGAAGAGATTCTTCCTTTATGATCTCAAGTATTCGATTGTCAAACAAAGTGGTCATTTCTTTTTGGATTTACCCCAGTTTTTTGATCCTACTTTTCTACATTTACTCAAAGCTCCACTGGCATATGCACTAGGCCAAACTTTATAACGACGTTTAACTTTGTGATAACAAGCATCTCGTTTGACTTTTTTCTTGGTGGCTTCTTCAAGAAGCTGACTTACTAGATCGTTGAAGTTCATTTTGTTCACCAATTTTTACAACTAAAGTATTTGGCTGTGCCAGGTTTTGCACTGGAACATTTGTGTCTGGCCCGAAAACTTTTGCGTTTTTTTGGATTGCTTTTTTTGATGCGAAGTTTAGGATCACCATAATGAACCCTCTTTAATTTTCCATCAACCCGTGCACAACGCATATATTTTTTGTCAGAACGTGTAGATTGTTGTTGGCCAGTAACCTTGGTGCATCTTGCACCTTTCTTTTCCATAACAACATCTTCTTTTACTTCTTCATTGTCTTCGTTCCCACCGTAATATCCATAATCTTCATCTGTACCATGACCTGCACTGGCAAGAGCTTCTGCATCATCACTCATATCATCAGAACCTCTTGGTTCAGAATCCTCAGACTGATCTTCTTCTTTTTTAAGATTTTCAAGATAATCAGATATGGTAGTGATATAATCATCAGCAAGAGTTATTTTGCTTTGAACCCAACCTTCAAATTGATCGTTGTTTTGAATCATTCCTATCATACGATCAATTTTATCCCGCATGCTCTTTAATTGATAAAGTGCCATTCTTCCTTCATCATCACCTTCCGGAGAATGATTTTCATTCAAATTACTCATGATTTTGTCAAAAGCATTACTGAAACTGCTTTCTTCTCTAATGCTTTCTGGATCGCTTTCAATATCATGTGGCTCATCTTCAAATTGATTAACTTCTTTTTCGGCACGATATGCCAGTTTAAACGCTTCAGGACCAATAGCGTTTTTTATAAATTGTAATACTTCGCTATCTCCTCGAAATTTGTAAGGAAATAGATTTCTGGTTTGAAGAACCAATTTGATTAAATCGGGTTGGGCATCTATTATTTTTGTCTTTTCCTGATTATTTTTTTCTAAATCTTTTATTGCTTGTTTTGCTTTATATAAAGCAGCTTTAGGACTCATAGATACAGCTGTGCCTGATTCTTCGCCTTCATTTGGAGCATATTCATATCCTTCAGGAATGCTGTCCAAAGTCTTTTTGATTACATGAGGTCTGAAAACAGAAAGCAATTGACTGTAATTTTCGAAAATATATGCAAGAGATGGCTTTTTCTTATGCTCTTTAACGATATCTTTTAAAATAATATCCAGATCATTTTCATCCATATCATATTCTACATTAATGTTTTTCATATATTTGTGTTTTTTTGCTCCACATAGTTATTTATATATTCTATAAGGGTTTTTGCAGTATCTTTAATAACATTAAAATTGCTGGTTATATGTTCCGGATCAATCTGCCAAAGAGCCAAATACTTCTCAGTATGAGGTGCCGGAATATCATATTCACTCAGAACAAAATTAGCCACTCCTTCTGCCTGAAGCTCCCGGATTTTTCTTTCTGGGACATTATCTCGATCTTTCCAGTGTAGCATTTCATGAGCAACTTCATGAACTAGTGTGCTTAGACTTTCACTAACAAGTTCAATTGTTCCTCCTTTACTAACACCTCGAGCACCGCCCAACTCATCTTCGCTTTTTATATCTACAACAATATTATTGTCTTTGGCATATTGTTTTACAGCTTCGAATATGGTTTTCATACGCTCATCCAAAGGAGCATCATCAAACCATTGAATTTCTTCAGGTATTTCCTTTTCTCTTCCAGGAATAGCTTCAGTTTGGGAAATATCAAATACAGGAACCAAACGAAAACGCATGATTTTTGAAGATTCGCCACTAGTGGGATCCACTCCTACTGTCACATCTGCATCTTTTTGTTTCACCATGATTGGTGCATAAATCAGAATGGATTTTTCTCCTGGTTTAATTTTCCGACCAAACTGACGAAACCACATATTCTTTCCTCCTACTCGGGAAGCATTTCTTCTTTGAAGAAAAATAAGAATTTGATTGTTGAAAGAATAGTTCCTAAAACGCTTTTGAAATTGAACATATTCTTGATATTCTTTGCTATTTTTAACATTTAGAACACCGCTTTTTAAAAGTTCCACAAATTTTTTGAATCGATCTTCCAAATTTTCACCGCCAAATTCAGAAACGGTTGTGTCAGAAGATTCTTCTTTATTGAATTCGTTTAGTTTCTTGATTGTATTTTTTACAAAATCATTAGATTGAGTTTCATCTAAAGGAGATGTTTCCCATCGACGTTCCAATGCATTCCATTTAAATCCTAACGTTTTGATAAAGTCTTTGTTTTTAAAAGTTTCATTACCTGCTTCTTTAGGATCAGCAAGATCACTACTTGCTATAAAAATAGTCTTTCCTTCAGGACCTGGTCTTTTTTTCAAAATAAGTTTTTCACTTAAAAGACTTTTTATATTTTTAAAAGATATCATGTTTTATTAAATATTTATATGGGAATGAGCAATGATCTTAAGAAATTAGGTGATCTTTATTGTGAAAATCTAGGTCTAGGACCTCAAGCCAACAGTGCTTTGAATCCAGCTGCCGACATGCCAACAGTGGTTAAAAACGATCCAGAGAAGGTTTTAAACGAGTTTTTGACGTTTTTAAGAGGTATACAAGGACCAGATATTCGTAAAAAGGTAGTTTTACGTGTTTTGGAAACTATTCTTTAAGACGATAAAATTTTATACAAGTTACGTGTCCAGTTTGGTCAACAATGCTACCTCTAAAAACTTCTAGTTTATTATTTTTTCTTAAAACATCTAAAGCACGTCGAGTAGTTTCTTGATTAGTTTTCATTTCTCTACAAAGCTGAATGATTGTTTTCCAATCTTTACCTTCAGGAAGTTTTTCACGGCTTTTAGCATAATCATAGTAAAGATTTTGCCAATTTTTTTTAAGTGGGTTATAGAAAATTTTACTGGTAATAGATTTCCTACATGTTAATGATGTTCCTACACTTTTTTTAATTTTTTCTGTTTCTTCACACCATTTTAAAAATTTAAGAGACGTATTTCCACTGCATTTGATAATGTCCATGATTTCCAATCTGGTATTCCAATTACCAGATGGTCTGAGTTCTTTTTTTCTTACTATGGATTCTAACTGTTTAACCCATTTAGACATAATTTATACCAGATTTTACGAGTTAAAAATTTTCTTTTGCTATCGTATTTGTATCCGTCAAAAATTTGAACTTGTTTGTTTAATTTATTTTCCCTAATAAGTCTTAAAATTTTTGTTCTGGCCAAACCTGTTTTTTGTGTTAGTTCACCAACAGTAAACCAATTTTTACCGCTAGGAATTCTTTGTCTTTTAATTTTATATGAATTATTTTTAAAAATGTTTTTCCAAGTATCATTTTTTAAACGATACCAGACAGCTTTTTTAATATATCCATTTTCAGATCTTTCATTACCAACAAACATTTCGCATTGTTTTTTCTGAATCATTTCAGAAACTACAAGACGAACCACATGTAGCGATTTGTTGGTAGCCCTATGAATTTGATTTATATTCATCCATCCAGGACCATTTGGACGTTTTTCGTCTTTACGCATTTCTTGAAAAAGAAACTTAGCCCAATCATCTTTTTGAAGATTTTTTATTTTGAACTTCTTGTTACTCATAACCCGATAATATCGGATACAAAACAATTGTCAACTATATACTTTTATATTTGTAGGAATGATATATTTGCGATTACGCTCTTTTGCTTGATAAACTTCATGGGTTCCATCACCATGAATAAGACCAAATGCCCATCCATGTTGCCATCTTAAACGACGCATTTGATTCCTATTGTAACTTGGATTCAGATTGCTAAGACAACCTATATTCCAGCATTCTCGGACATCAATACTCACACTTCTGAAATAATCGATTGCATGTGTGTGACCGAATAAAACATTTCCGTATGTGTCTGCATGTTGTTTTGAACCATGAATATTGTGTCCATAACCATGAACAAATGAAAGAGATCCACATTTGTAGACACCTTGTTTGGAATCATAAGGAAACATTTGAACACGATATTTCTTAACAAGATCCTCAATTTCTTCTGTTCCTTGTGATGCATAATCTCTTTTCAAGCCACTTCCTGCATTACTTAAAAGATCATAAATTCTTTCATCGTGATTTCCTCGTAGAAATACGCGCTCTTGACCGAATGAAAAAAACTTTTTGAAGAAATCTTTTCCAGCATCCCAATCTTCTGACATGCTTTGACTTTCTTCATAATCAGCACTCGCATTTTTTCTAATGGCACGAAAATCCCATACGTCACCGATACAAACCGTAAGATCCGGTTTATAATCGCGCATAAAATTATACAAACATTTTAATGCAACTGGGTCTGACTCATCTCCGTGTATATCTCCCGCTGCAACAAACTTAATAGGTTTGGCCATAAATTTATATTACATGTAAAAGCGTAATTTCAAGCAGTAGTTTCAGGAATATATTTATTAAGGATTGGTAAAATTTTATTTTCTAAATTATTAAATGCATTTTTTGCATCAATTGTTAAATTGATCAAATCAGCTTTTTCACGATCATCTAATTTATCAATCAAAAGAGCTTTGCGAATCAGATCTACCAGATATTGAACACCTTGCGTTTCAAGCTGTGGATTTTCCCCTGAAGTTTCTTCAGGAGCAGCAGCTTCTGGTGTTTCTGTTTCAGGAGCATCTAAAACAGCAGGAGGAGCTTCGCTTAAAAGAGAATATTTATTTTTTAAAATTTGTTCGAATTTCATGATGTTGTTGTTAATTTTTTTGTTAAAGTATCAGCATATTTTGCAAAAGCATTAACCACTCCTTGTGTTACAGTATCCACAACTCGTTTCTGTTGAGGATTCATTAATGTACGAAGAACGCCTATGTCAGATTGAGACATGGATTTAGGATCATAACCACCGGTTGATGATTCTTGATCTTCCTCCTCTTCTTGAGAATCAGCATGTGGAGTAACAGCACCTTTTTGATCTATTTTATATTTTCCTTTTTTTCCATCCACATCATAACTAATAATTCCACACATTTTTTCCATTCCTTCATATTTGGCTTTTCCGGAAGAAACCATTTTATCAATTAAATTTTTTTGAATATCATTTAATTCATCACCTTTAATGTCCAATTTAAGATATTCTTGTTCAAGTAGTTTATGAAAACGAGGCATAAAAGTATTTATTCTAATTTCATAGCATAATTACGCTTTAAAACGGAATTAGACAGGTTATATTCTTTCAAAATCTTGTGTATGTTCTTCATACTGAAATTCTTACTACTTTGATTTAACAATGAATTTATAATTTTACTGGCAATCTTTTTATAAAATATTTTGTCTGAAACAACCAATTTACTAAATTCCGGAAACGAACCCTCATATTCAATCACTGTAAAGCTTAGATATTTTTCAAATTTATTCAGTATTTTAAGACAAGCAGTATACAGTTCTTTTTGGTCAAAATGTTCTGCAATTTCCAAGTCTTTTACAGGTTGTTCACTTACCACAAAAACAATATCTTCTTTTTGACGTTTGATTACAAAATTTGAAAGGATCAGATTGGCCAATTGATAAACAAGAATATTTTTGGCATCCTTGTTTTTACTCAAAGGTTTTTCCAGTAGTTTGTATTTGTGGCAAGAATTTAGAATTTTGGTTTCAATTTTGTTTGAAAACGCATCCCAGAAATCGACAAATACGATGTTATCCTTCTTTTGCATCTTTAAACCAATATTCCTTTGGTTTTCCAATTCTAATATTAATGATTCCATTGTAGTACTCTGGAGTTTTTATCACTTCGTTTTGAATTTGCAATTTTATTTCTTCATATGCCAGTTCCCATTTACTTCTGCAAAACCTTAAAATTTCAAATTTAAAATTTTCTTTTCCGTATTTTTCAATATCCTCATTCAGTTCCCGGCAACTTCCTGTATAAGTTTTCCAATCGCTTTCAGAATATGTTATTTTACTATTTTTACGACTTTTCAGTTTTCTTTTTTTGCGAAACTGAAGTTGTTTCTTTCCAATATATTTTCTATTATTTTTTAAATTGGTGATCAAATAAATGAAGCCGAAACTTTCATCTTCAAATTTTTCACAAATCCAATGACCATAATCATTCATTTAAGATTTCTTCGTTGAATCAGGACTTTTTTCTTTTTTCTTTTACCCTTTTTGGTTTTTTTCCAAGATCCAAAAGCAAAAGGAATCCTTGCATCACCCGGTGCATATCCATCTCCACTAGAAATAGTTCCAGGCGGGTTAAAGATAGTTCCTATGCTAGGTCCGGCACCAAATACACCTCCCGGTCCTGCTGTATTATCTTCATTTAAGATTTTACTAAAAATATTTGAAAAAAGACCCATATAAAGTATTTATGAATAATGGAACCCGAAAAACTATTAGAAGAAATAAAACAATTTTTGCAATTTGATGAATTGAATTTGAAAGAAAAACAATTAATGCTTCCTAGCATTAAACACAGATATGCCACCATTTATATCAAAACTAAAATGGAAATAGGCAACTTATACGTTGAACGCAAACGCATGATCAAAGTTATAGTTGAAGAAATCAATCGTGAATCTGCTGTTAGATTATCAATTCCTGCTGCCGAAAAACTTGCAAGTGATCATGAAACTATTTTTGAAATAGATAACAAAATTAAAAATTGTGAAATGATTTTAGAA